GCAGGGCAAATCAGGCATGGTCTGAGAACACTGCCATGGTCATTGAGGCAGAGAAACGATACGCAACGACCAAGACCGCACTTCTGCAGGCATGGGAAGCAATCAAGCAGGCCGGTGCCTCCCTGGGGGAATCCTTTGCCCCGACGGTCAAGGAACTGGCAAACATGGTCAAGGATCTTGCGAAATGGTTCTCTGAACTTCCTGCGCCGGTCAAAGATGCTGTTGCCAAGATGTTGCTCTTTGGTGCGGCACTTTCTCCGACAGCAAAGGGTATTTCCAAAGTCGCAAGTTTTGGGCAGAAACTGATTGAATTCTTCTTCAGTGCGTCCGGTGGTGCTACAACACTGGCAAGAGGACTGTCAAAGATTGCGCCCAACCTGTTCAGCATGTCCCGGGCAACGACCAATACGGCAAAGCACATGGGCAAATATGCTGCCTCTGCACTTGAGGCTGCTGACAGTACGGAGGTCGCCAATGCTTCCTTTGCTGGACTTCTGGGAACAACTGGCAGTGTCGTTGTAGGACTGGCTGCCGTTGCTGCCGGTGTTTTGACAGCAGCGAAAGTCATCAAGGACAACATGGCTTCTGCGATACATGAGGAAATCAAGGCTGCCGGTGGTGCGGATGCTGCACATGCTGCTTTGATTGATTCCAGCAGAGAGTACGCACAGGAAGCTCAGAATCAGGCAGATGCTGCAAAGCAGGTCATGGTTTCGTATGAAACCAACGCCGCTGCTGCAGATATGCTGGCAAATAAAATCCAGTATCTGAACGGTATAGAGAATCTTTCTGCCACACAGAAAGCGCAGCTCAAGCAGGCTGTTGATGAACTGAACAGAATCTACCCTGAACTGAATCTGTCTGTAGATGAAAACACAGGTCACGTAAACGGCAACACAGACGCTCTTGCTCAGAACCTTGAACAGGCAAAGAAGAACGCAAAAGAACGCGCCCTGCTGGAAGCAAGCCAGAAACAGCTGGAAGCAATCACACAGCAGAAGATGGCTTATGACAATGCCAGGGCGTCTTTGGGTTATTGGAACCAACAGGTCAAGGATGCAACTGCGGCACAACAGGAGGCCGCCAGAACATACGGAGCTGGTTCCGAACAGTATCTGGAAGCCGGCAAAAGGGTAACATCTGCAACGAACGAACAAGTCCTTGCGCAACAGGCATTGAAGGACATTCTTGCAGAAGGTGCAATCAGTTGGTCCGATTATTTCTCAACCATCAACAACATGGGCGGCGAAGCGTCAAAACTGAACCAAACACTGATCACTGAATTCCAGGGAATGATTCAGCAGGCATCCCAAGCCGGTATCCAGATTCCTGAATCCATCAAACAGGGAATCGAATCCGGCAGCATGGCTCCCACCGAAGCCATACAGTACATGACAGCCATGATGAACTACATGGATATGGTGTCTGCAGCTGGTGAGACGGGTACTGCCATTCCTACTACAATGGCTAGCGAAATCCTTGCCAACGCCAGTTCTGCGCAGGAGGCGGCAAACATGCTGAACAACATGATTCAATTCCAGCAGGCACTGGAAGCGGCAAATCTGGCCGGACGTGCGATTCCGATGGACATGGCTGCGGGTATCGCATCAGGTACCATTTCTGTGCAGGAAGCCATTAACATGTTGAGTCATGGTTCGGCAGAAGGGTTGAACAAATCCGGTGAGTATGCCGCTGCCGGTAAAGGAAATGCCGATGCTTACAGTAACGCACAGACTTCCGGGGTCAAGGCCGGTACAGAACAATCCCTGGCGGCAATGACCTCTGCATTTCTTTCTGGCAAGGCATCCAGTGCGGCAGGGACCGAAGGTCAAAGAAGCGCCTCAAAATTCAACGAAGGTATCAGCAAAATCCCCGGCAAGACTGGCACTGTCCTGTCTGACACTACCGCACGCTTTGGTGGTTCAGGTGTTCCAGGGGCAGCAGGCAGTATGGGTACACGTGCAACATCCGCCTTTGAACGAGGTATCTCAGGAATTCCTGCTGCCGCACAGACGGTCTATAACCAGACAAAAACCATCATTGATCAGATTCAGGAGCTGACCAACCGGACCTTTACTGTCAAGGTCACGAAGGAAGTCAAGACAGTTGAAACAGGCACATCGAAACCTCGCCCGGCACCGCCCAGACCCCGGATACTAACAACCATGAGCGCCGATTCTGTCGGTGTTTCCGAACCAACTGCCATGTTTGCTGCAAGGGCAAAAAGTGCCGTATCAGCAACCATTGAGGAAGCTGTCGGTACTGCCGGAATGACCATGGCTTATGAGAACTCAAACAGGCTGGACACTCTTGCAAGGAAGATGGACAGTATGATAAATGCTCTGACCAACGGACGGACAGAAGAACTGCTGCAGATCATTGCGGACAAAGCCGAAAAGGTCATTGTCATGGATCATATGGAAGTTGGCCGTCTTGTTGCCAAACCCGTACGCAATGCCAATAATGCTGAAACTGCTTTGAGAACAAAATTGATGGGAGGATAGGATGATAGACATTATCTACAACGGTAAATACCTCCAGTATGAAGTCCAGGGACTGAAAATCCTGCAGGTCACTGGCAGAGAGGTGACGGGGTACGATATTGATGAAAAGGAAATAGGTGGGCTCAATGGGTCCACCTATCTTTCTTCCCGTATCGAACCACGGGACATCAAGGTGAAATTCACCCTTGCCGCACCCACAAAAGAAGCCTATAGGATCCGGATGAACAAGCTGAACAACCTCCTGCGGGCAAGAGAAGTGCAGTTGAGATTTTCGGATGAGAATGACAAATACTTCAATGCGTCTTCCGCAGAAGCAAGTCAGGATGAAATCACATTCCACTGTTGTGACCCGTTCAAGTATTCGGTCGCTGAACGGTTGTTCACAATGGCTAATGACACGTTGAGCATCACCAACACCGGCTCCGTCCCGGTCCCCATCCGCTACGAAATCACCCACAACCACGAAAATGGCTACGTCGGGATCGCATCCGAGCACGGTGCCATGGAGTTTGGCAAGCGTGAGGA